GGAGTTGTTCCGATTCCATTCATCGATGCTGAAGTAATAGGTGCCATCGGATGTGCCCAAGGCAAATCTTCTGTAGGAATACCTTCTTCAAGCCCTTGTTCTTTTAATTCTGTGTGTATGCCAGCAATTCTAACTTTCATACGTCCTAGTTTCATAGGGTCTCGTCTATCTTCTACGACACCCGTAAACCAAATAAATCCATCAAATCCCATAAATTGCATTATCTTATCCTCTCGCTGGTATTACTATATCTGGGTCACCATAGAACCCATCTTTCATACATTCTAATGTCATTACATATCCCCAATTATTAATTTTATGATGTATTGCAGTCACTAACCATTTTCCTGTTAAATATTGGTCGTACGGTTCTTTGTGGTTAGGTAGATGAGTTGGAATTTGCAAATTTACGACATCACCCGCAAAAAGATTTGAGTCTCCAGGAACATCAAACTGAATAACATTCTTAGTCAATTCGGCTCTCTTCATAGCATACCAAGGATAATGACTATTTTCTCCCTTATCGTGAATATCATACAAGTAATTAGAACTCATAAACCCCATATTTTGCTTTATATTAAAGTCGGCAAATGGCATACCAGGTGGTCCATTAAGACCAATTCCTTCTGCATTAATCTTATGCTTTTTCTCATCATATTCTATTTCAAATGTCTCTAGTTTCTTTTCTAATATATTATGAGTTAATATAGAACTCGCATATTGACCATTCACTTGTCCAGTAGAAATATCAAAGCGTGATTTTTCCATATAATTTTCCATCATAGCATCATCTACTGTTATTCCTGACCGACTGTGAGCAACCGGCATCGGCATATTCTTCAAATGATAGTTTCTTTTGGAGGGGCCATTCTTTAATTCATCAATGGTCGTGAATTTAAATCCGTCATTATTCTCAAAGAATAGAAAGTCTGATGCTCCATCTTCGGAGACACTGTTCTTGGCAAGAAAATTTATTAACTGGAAGGGATTCCAATCTGGAACAACCATATTCTTCTCGTGTAGAGTTTTGGTTGTTTTTAAATCAGTCCAAATACCGTGACTGCCAAACTCCAAAATATTGACACCGACATAATCTACTATTTCAGATGCCGTCATTTTCGTGAATGACCGACTGATTTTCTTTTTGTTGTTTATAAAAACATACTTAGATACTATTCCTATATCATATTCAGTAAACTTTGGGTTGTGGATACCGTTGGCGATGCTATTAACGTAAAATTCTTTTTCTAGATTCGCACTTTTGGGGCCTTTTGTGTTTCCAGTAAATATATCAAAGTGTACTGTTTCTGCGCCAGAACCAACTATACCATTCGCCTCTACAAACCCTGTACCATCGCCCACTTTTATAACACCGAACATACAATTATTGTATATCGATTCAAATATAGACAACTGAGTGATAATACCACTCAACTCTCCAGATTTACCTTTATAATTAGAGAAGTTTACACTCCATTCCGAAGTAGTTCTCGGGTCAAGAGTTTCAAACTGTTGCGGCAAAGGCATAATGTATTACTCCTGTATTTGAGTTTTCGTCTGTCTCATCCACTCTGCAAATTCTGCCTCTACTCTTGGAATATGTTTAGGCTTCAACAACATTATTTGTCTTTTTTCATCATTTTTATGTAGTTCCCAAGCAAGATTAGTAATTGGTACTCTATCATTTTCAGGACTATCTTCGTCATAATGTTCATAAGTAGTATCTTCCCAGTGATGAATGCCATATCTATCGTCATATGCCATATCAACATAGGCGTGGACTTCTGTCTCTCTTTTTACCCAGTCATAAAATGGGTCAATGACTTTATTAATAACACATATAACCCACCACAAATCTTGGTCACCATAAACTTCTTCAGCCAATCTTTCTGGTGTCATAGTTTCTTCAATCAATGCTGAATAATAAAGCCCTTCATATTTTCTAACAGATTTTAGAAGGTCTATTCTATGGGTAATATCAGAGATTGAAACACCATTATACATTAACTTGGGAAGCATATGCGTATATTTAGCCATTATAGTCCTCCGTGTGTAACTTCGTTTTGAGTAACAACTGAATTTTCTTTTAGATTCAATGTTAACTGAGTTTCAATTGGTGCACCATCTTCATAAGCATTCCACGTTCCAGTTGGAGTATAATTTACTTCGAGAGACTGAATAAATGAGTCTTTGACTTGAAAGAGATGAGGGTTACGTTGCCCTTTATACCAGAATTCTACGCTGATAGTAGGTGGTATTCCTAATCGTCCAATATTTTTTAAAGTGTCTCCGTTTATCCCAGCGTTAGTGCCAGTGATTGCAGGGTCCATTTGCGCCTCGGCTGTTACTTGTTCAGCCACAGGTGCTGAAGTTGAGTGATTAACATCTTGTGCGCCACCGGCAATACCTTTAACAGCAGGAGAAGCATAACCTTTAAGAGCCGTTATAATTTGCTGAATATGTTTTTGTTCATTTCTATTCTTTGGAGTCATTCTCCAAGAGAAAGAATGTGACCTAAGGGATGCACCATCATAAAGTAATCCCATATGCTGATTGACTACAGACCCCATACCCATTTTTGCACTAACATTTAATGCAGTCACAGCCGACAATAATTTATTTGTTTCATTCGCCAGCCCCATTGCAGTGTTTCCTGCACCAGTGCGTACATTCTGTAATCCTTGAATAAAACTATTCCAACCACCTTCTCCTTCTTCATTCACTCCTCTATTTACCATCATATCTTCTACTTCACTAAAGCGTTGATTATATGCTGTGCCAAGAGTCAACGGCATAGGTAACCAAATATTCGATATAAGATATTTGTTTAAATGATGAGTTTGGCCATCGAATGAGTCATCTGATTTTTTTATTGGTACCCAAGACAGAACGGTCATTTTTGTCCAGAAATCTCCGGCTGATATCTCTTCTAGGGGAAATTTGAAAACTTTGGGTGCGCCTGTCTGCTTTGAGATTGTACCACCTGGTGTGGTCTGAGAAGTATCTTGAGCAAATCGATTGAATTTTAAATCTAAGCCCACAGCAAGACCGAGGGCCGCAGTCCCTCCGACTGCCGCAGAACGATATTTACTACCTTTAATAAGGCTTACTGCACCCTTTAATGCACTCATCTTAATTCCTCCGTTGTATTGACTCTAATAGGCTCTTCAACTATTTATATAAATAGTCTGAGATGGCATATAAAGGTAAATACAAAGTTCGTAATCGTGAAAAATATGTTGGTGCAGTTGACAATGTAGTGTATCGTTCCTCTTGGGAAAGACGTTTTATGGTGTACGCGGACACAAATTCCAAAGTAATTAGATGGAATAGTGAAGAGTTGGTGATTCCGTATCGAAGCCCATTTGACGGGAAGGTGCATAGGTATTTTCCTGATTTCTGGATTGAAGTACAAGACGAGAAAACAGGTAAGATTAACAATATGATAATAGAGGTAAAGCCAAAAGCCCAGTGTATGGAGCCGAAAAAACCAAAGACTGCGAGAAGTAAATATCGCTATATGAGAGAATTAAAGACTTGGAAAATCAATGAAGCAAAGTGGGAAGTCGCACGAGAATTCTGTAATGATAGAAAATGGCAATTTAAACTACTTACAGAGGACCACCTGGTAAGATAATATGGCCGCACTGAAAATAGCAAAAAAATTAGTATCAATCGCAAAGGGAACCACAAAAACTGCGAGTGATGGAAATCAATATCGATGGCTCGGAGCCCAGTGGGCTAAAGTGGGCAAGTCTGGCAAGGCTGGACAGATGGCACGCAGGGGTATCGCTGCCGAGTTAACTTCGTCTGAGAGTGGCAAAAGAGTTTCAAAGTCAAAACAGGCTAAGAAGTCAGTAGCGTGGTTCAAGAAAAAAGTCGGTGATTCTGCAAAGGGGTTCAAAAAGAAAACGGCCCTTGCGCCTGGAAAAATGTATACGTTCGGCTATGATGCTAAACTCAAAGCAATCCTCCCTTATTGGGACAAGTTTCCCCTCATTATTGTCTTAGATGTATACAAAGATGGCTTTCTTGGACTCAATTTTCATTATGTATCACCTATTGACCGAGCAAAATTCTTCGCAAAAATAATGAAATTCGCTACCCAAAAGGGTGAGCCAGAAGATATGACAGACAAAGCAAGATTTAATGTTAGTTGGGATGCAGTCAAAAATATCAAGGGGGCTGACAAGATGATACATAAATACTTATATGGACACGTAAGAACAAGTCTATTAGAAGCACCACCAAATGAGTGGGAGAATGTTATATTTCTACCATATCAGAGATTTGTGGGTGCATCTGCTAAGGCTGTTTGGAAGAAATAACTATGCAAATATCAGACTTTAATCTACTATTACAAGCAGGCAGAGAAACAGATTTTCAAAGGCCAAATCTCTATTCAATAGAAATAGGTCTTCCTGCCCCCGGTTCTGCTACGAATGGGACAGGTTTCTTTGGCAAATTTTATAATATGGGTGATGAGGGCGATACAAAAGGACTCTCATATATGGCTAAATCAGTATCAGTTCCTGGTAAGTCTATAGGAACAATTGATGCTAAACGCTTCGGTCCTGTATTTAAAGTAGCAAATGATATGATTGTGGACACGGTGTCTATGACAT